AGAACCTTATAACCCTCTACCGGAGTACTTAGCAATAGGTCCGTCACAAATTCATGGAGCAGGGATTCTCGCTATAGAAGATATTCCGGGAGAGGTGGTTATAGGTATAAGTCATGTTTATGATCCTAATTTTCAACATAGTTGGATTAGAACTCCTTTAGGGGGATTTATAAATCATTCAGAGAAACCTAATTGTGAATTAATAGATGATGATGAAAATACAGATTATAAAAGATTAAAGACAATAAAAAAAATAGAACAAGGAGAAGAATTAACATTAAAGTATAGTTTATATAGTATTTGTGATTACCTCTAGTGGTATATCTATAATATATATTCATAAATATTTTAACGTTAAATATAATATAAAAAAAATAGTTAAATTTGTAGATTATGGGATATGATAAAATACCTAGGCAAAAACTGCCTATAAGTAAAAAGAATAAAAAATGGGGAGAAGAGTGTGTTGAAGCATTTATAGATCTTTCTGATGCAGGCTCAGGATATTCTCAAAGGAGAGATGAATTAAAAATTTTATATGATTACTATAATGGTATAATTGATGAGGCGGATTACAATTACGTATTAAAACCTTACGGAAAATCTCGTAAGAACTTTCCTTCTGAAATGCGTAATTACCCTATTATCAAACCCATAATTGATCTTCTTCTAGGGGAAAAATCTAAAAGACCTCTCAATTATACCGTTACAGTACAAAATTCTGATACTACTAGTGTTAAAGAACAGGCTAAGAGTGAAGCAATCTTTAAAAATCTACAATTACATTTTATGCAAGCTGTTCAAGGACAGGGACAGGATATGGGTATGAGTCCAGAACAACAAGAACAAGAAAATCCAATGCCTCAACATATAGCAGAGATGTTTGAATCTAGTTATGTTGATCAAAGAGCTATTTTAGGTCAAAAATCTTTAAATTATATATTTCAAGAACAAGAAGTGTATGATAAAATACAAAAAGCTTGGTTTCATTATTTAATTAGTGGAGAAGCTTATACTCATAGAGGAGTTAGAAATGGTGAGCCTTTTTATGAAATTCTTAATCCAATAGATGTAGATTATGATTTAGATCCAGATTTAGAATTTGTAGAAGATGGAGACTGGGCTTTGACTAGAAAATATGCACACGCATCTACTGTGATTGATATGTATTATGATGATTTATCAGAACAACAAATATTAGAACTTGAAGAGCCTAGGCATTCTGAAACAGATGTCTCTTTCTTATACGCACAATCATCTAGTAAAGATGTTAATGTGCATAGAAATAGATTACTTGAAGTTGTAAATGTTTATTGGAAATCTAGAAAAAGAATAGGATTTTTAACTTATTTAGATCCTGAAACTGGAGCTATAGAAGAACAAGAAGTTGCAGATGGCTTTAGATTACCTAAAGAGATGAAAGAACAGGGAGCTGCTCTTGAATGGAAATGGGTTAATGAAGTGTGGGAAGGGACAAGAATAGATGGGAGAATGTATATTAATATAAATCCTATTGCAAATCAAAGGATGTCTATGGATAATCCTTCTAAATGTAAACTTCCTATTAATGGTAGAAAATATTCAGATACAAACACATCTAATATTTCTTTAGTTAAATTAGGGATACCTTATCAATTAAATTATAATATATATAAATATAGATTAGAACTTTCTATAGCAAAGTCAAAAGATATTATTGGTTCATTTGATATTAATATGATCCCTAAAAAATGGGATATGGATAAATTTATGTATTATGTAGAAGGTACAGGTATTGCTTGGGTTGATTATAATAAAGAAGGAATACAATTAAATCCTCAACATCAATCTGTTATGGATATGTCTGTTAAAACTATTCAACAATATATTGGTTTATTAGAAAGTATTTTAATAGAATGGGAAAAAATATCAGGAGTAAGTAGACAAAGACAAGGTGAGATTGGAGCATACGAAGGTAAGGCATCTTCTCAACAAGCTATATTACAGTCTTCACATATTACAGAAGATTTATTTAGAAAGTTTGAAAGAATGGAACAAAGAGATTTTCAAGCGCTATTAGATTATTCTAAAGAAGCATGGTTAACAGGTAAAAAGACTATGTATGTTATGCCTGACGGAACAACTGACTTTTTAGATATAGATTCTATGTCTCATACAGAAACTAATTATGGAATATTTGTTTCAGATGCTGGTAAAGATGCTGAAAAACTACAAAATATTAAAGGACTTACTCAAGCTATGATGCAAAACGGAGCTAAGCCTGGAGATATAGCTGAAATGTTAGATTCAGATAGTTTTACTCAAATTAAAGATAATCTTAAAAAAGCTGATAAAGCTTCTGCTGAATTAGAACAAGCACAGCAACAAGCTCAACAAGAAGCTCAAAAACATGAAGCACAGATGGAGCAAATGAAATTAGAAGCAGAAAATATAGAGAACGAAAAAGATAGACAGAAAGATATTGAAATAGCTTTAATTAATGCTGAAGCTAAACAGCAAGCATCAAGCGGTACAGAGTCTTTACAATTAGAAAAAATGATTAGAGAATACGACATTAAAGAAAAAGAATTAGAGTTAAAAGAATTAGAATTAATGGAAAAAAGTAGAGGAGATCAATCTAAAGAAGATATAAGTAGAGAGGCTAATGAAATTTCTAGACAATTAAACGAAATGAAGAGAGCAAGTGATATAGAAAATACTGCAGCTAAAAGAGAAAGTGAGTATATTAAAAGAGATACAGCAAATAGAGATATTAAAGCAAAAAAAGATATAGCAGATAAACAAGTAAAAGCAAAAGATGCCGAGTAATCAAACTAGAAAACAATTACTAGAAAGAATAAAAACTTCTACTTTTCCTGGAAGTATAATCGATGTATTTAAAGCAGCAGATCAAGGTATAGATCTTATATCTCAATTCGAACAAGAACAACAACAACAGCAACAACAAGGAATGCAAGTTGCTAATACTCCAGAACAACAAGAAGTAGGATTAAGAGACCAACATGCCATGGGAAATACTGACGCATCTATGGCCTTCCCTAATGTAGAACCTAATCAATCTTTTAATACAATGGGAATGAAAGCTCCTATTGATATTCAAAAAATAGATGATCAAGGACATTTAGTAGAAAGTTATAAGAATGTACCCCCAGGAATACAAAATTTACCAACTGGTCCTTATAAAGGAACTATAATAGAATCTCCTGCTGCTTATCAAACTGGAGGTCTTAAGAAACTCTTTAGAACTAAAAAACAAAGAAAAATAGATGAAGCTAATGAAGAGATCTTAAACGATGATAAAATGTATTCTGCTGGAGTATTACCTACAATAAATATAAATGCACCAGGAGATAGTCCTGGATGGACTTCTGAATATGATCATGATGAAGCTTTTAGTATAGCAACATCTAACCCAACATCAGATATAGCAAAACATTATAAATCTGAAGGAGATAAAGGGAGAAAGGTAGTTCAGGACGCTCAAGGAAACTTTATTAAATCAGTAAGTTCGTTAAAGGCACCTACCTTAGATGAATTAAAAAGATCTATACGAGTTCCAACTGCTATACAAACTGCAGATGCAGTAGGTATGACAGGTATTCCAATTTTATCAGAAGCAGGAGATTTAGTTAGTGCAGGATTATCATACGCTAAAGGAAACTATACTGACGCAGGTCTTTCAATGGCAGGTATATTCGCACCACTTGCTGGGGGAGCTGCATTTAAAGGAAGTAAAAATATTATGAGAAAGTCTTGGCATAATAATCCTAACCCAAACAGTTTATTAGAATCAAGGAAGGTATCTGACAATGTTATAACTCAAGGTAGAAAAGATATAGAAGGGTTTGTAACTAACAATCCTAATAAAATACCTGTATCAAAAATAAATAAGTCTAGTATAAAACCTTTAGGAGATGTTGGTGAACTTGGTCCTTATAAAAATAAATCAGGAAGACATTTAGTAGAAGTAGATATTGGTGATGGCACAAAAGTCCCAATGTATAGATCTAGTAGTATGGCTGGTAAAACTTTAACAGACCCAAAATCTGGTAAGATAGTTTCATCACAAGGATTTTATTCTCCATACCTTGGATCAATGGATGGTACTCTTAATACTAGGAGAGGATCAAGCTTTGTACCAGGCTGGCAAATAAAAACTACTGGATGGGATAAAGGATATGGTAGTCAATATATAGAAAATTTAGGGCATAAATTAAAGAGTATAGATATAGCAGAAACAGCAGATGAAATAAATAAAATTCAAAGAACAGATGGTCCTATAATTAATCCTATTATTCATAATAAAAAAGGAGGATTAAGACAATATCAAAATGGAGGTGAAATGCAATTAGTACCAAGAAATGAAGACGTAACAGGACCTTTCGATAAACTCCCTTCAAATTTAGATTTTAATTTAGATTTTGAATGTCTTACAGGAAAAGGAAAAAGCTGTAAAGACAAAGCAGGAACTCCATTTCAGATAGGACCTATAGCAGGTTTGTCATTAAATAAAGGTTTAAATTATAGTACATATGATTCTGACGGTAATTTTGTTAGTTCTCCTAATGTACGTGCTAATCTTGGTGCTAGAATGAGATATGATTTAGGATATAAAGACAGGAATTGGAATCCAGTAGCTTTAAGTTTAGGGTACAATAGAAACCAAAAGTTGATTACAGATGGCCAGCCTGGAGGTAATAGTACTAATAATTTATTTGCTAAACTAGGACGATATCAGGAACATAGACCTGCTACAAATGATTGGTCTAGTGGTGATCCTAAATATAACTATGGTTTAACTGCTAACTATGATTTAACAAATAAGCAATTAAATCGAATAGGAGTATATGGGCAACATGGAATAATTAGTGGAAGTGCATCTATAAATCCTAGTACAGGCAAGCCTTATTTTTCATTAGGTTTACAACGTTCATTTAAGAAAGGTGGAGTAAAAAAACTTAAAAAAAGAAAACCTAGAATGTATTAGAAGTGTTATATAATAATATGAAAATTGAAAATAAAAAAAGTGTAAAAAATATCAATATAATTTGTAAATTTGTAACTTAATAAAACCAATAAAAACAATAAATATGGACCCAGAAAATGAACAAATACAATTAGACGATATTACCTTTGATGATGTAATTACAGGTGATGGAGTCGAAACAATTGCTATTGACGATGTTGATAGTAATGTTGAAGAACAAAAAGAAGAAGAACAAGTACAAGAACAGCCACAAGAAAAAGAAGAAAAAGAAGAAAAAGAAGTAAAGGAAGAGGATAATGTATTAGAATATAACGACGAGGAGAAAGAGGAAGATGAACAAGATATTGAATCTAATGAGGATTCTACAGTTGTCTCAGAGATTTTAACCGCCTTTGGGTATGAATCAGAAAATGAATATGAAGATACTTCAGAGGGTTTGATTAATATGACTAAAGATATTGCTGGTCAATTAGCAGATGAAAAAGTAGAAGAAGTTATGAATAAATTTCCATTAGTAAGAGAGCATTTAGAATATGTTTTAAATGGAGGTGAAAGCCAAACTTTTATGCAAGCATATGATCCTAATTTAGATTATAATAAAATGCAACTTTCTGAAGACGATGTTAGAGGTCAAAAAGCAATATTATCAGAATATTTTAATTTAAAAGGACATGATAAAGAATTTACAACAGAAATAATTAATGATTATACAGATGCAGGAAAACTCCACGCTAAAGCAGAATCTGCAAGACAAGCTTTAGGAAAAGTACAAGCTGATAAACAAGCACAAATGGTAGATCAACAAAAACAGCAAAGAGCTCAACAATATGAAGAACAGCAAAATTTTTGGAAAGGTGTAGCAGATACACTTGAAAATTCACAAGAATTTGCTGGATTAACAGTTCCAGAAAGAGAAAAAACTAAATTCTTTAATTACCTTTCTAAACCTGTAACTCAAGAGGGATATACACAAAGAGATCTAGACCATTCTGAAGCTGAGATGGAAAAGAAGTTAGCTATAGACTACTTAATGTTCAAAGGATTCAATTTAGACCAAATTATTAATACAAAAGCTAGAACAAAAAATAGTAAATCTTTAAGAGATAAAATTTCTAGAAACGAAGAAACTGTAAAGAATGCACGTAAATCTTCTAGAAGAACAAAAAGTTTTGATATTGACGAATTAGATCTTAGTATTTAAAAATATTACCTGAACAGGGAAATAGGTACCCTACAAAATTTTAATTAAAATGGCAGTAAACGGAACAAATATAAGCGTTCAAAAGACGTTTTACAATGACTCGCAGATGACAGATATGAACAGTCTATCAAATGCATTGTTGGCAAAACCTACTGAACTGTCTCCGATTATAACTCATTTAGCAGGAAAAGACGATAAAAGATTCCCTCTATCCTTCTTAACAGAAGGTGTTGGTAACACAAAGTCTATTGACAGGTTAGAATATGAGTATCGTGTGGCAACACATAGATTAAGAACGAGACCAGTAGCAGCAGCAGGACCAACAGGATCTTCAATAGGATTAGGAGGAGCAAGTTTTGAACTTGAATTTCCTGATAAACATTTTGTATTCCCATACGTATTAGTATCTCAATCAGGTACTCAAGCGCGTATTATGAAAGCTCCAGAGCAAGTAGCTGGAGGATCTTCATGGAAATATACATTACAAGTAATTAACCCAGCCGCTACAGCAGTAATTGCAGCAGCTGATTGTGTAGCAGGTGCGCTTTGGGCGCAAATGTACGCACCAGTAGGAGTTGACTTCTCTAGAGGTAACGCTTCAAACTGGGAAACTCCAGGTAAAGTAAGAAACAAACTAACTACAGTTAGAAAATCTTACCATATGTCTGGAAA